GCTCCAGCAGTGAATGTTGCTTTGAGTGGTAAGTTAGACGGTGGTCTAACACCAGGTCTAACAGTATTTGCCGGTCCTAGTAAACACTTTAAAACAGCGTTTGCTATGTTATTGGCAAAAGCATATTTAGACAAATATGACGATGGTGTCGTATTATTTTATGATAGTGAGTTTGGAGCTCCTCAGTCTTATTTTGAAACATTTGATATAGATACAAAAAGAGTGGTACATAGTCCTATCTCAGATATTGAACAGTTGAAACATGATGTAATGCAACAGTTAAATAACTTTGAAAGAGACGATCATGTCATGATTATTGTAGACTCTGTAGGTAACTTAGCTTCTAAGAAAGAAGTAGAAGATGCCTTAGAAGGTAAGAGTGTTGCTGATATGACAAGAGCTAAACAAATGAAGTCACTGTTTAGAATGATTACACCTCATTTAACAATTAAAGATATACCTGCAATCGTAGTTAATCACACATATAAAGAGATAGGATTGTTTCCTAAAGATGTGGTTAGTGGTGGTACAGGTATTTACTATTCTGCAGATAATATTTTTATTATTGGTAGGAGACAACAAAAGACAGGAACAGAAGTTACAGGTTATGAATTTGTAATTAATGTTGAAAAGTCCAGGTTTGTTAGAGAGAAATCTAAAATTCCTGTAGAAGTTACATGGGAAGATGGTATTAGTAGATGGTCTGGATTATTAGACATGGCACTAGCATCTGGTTATGTAATTAAACCTAGTAATGGTTGGTATCAGAGAGTTGATATGGAAACAGGTGAGGCAGTAGATCCTAAAGTAAGAGCTAAGGACTTAGGTAAAGACTTTTGGATACCTATATTATCAGACAAGAAGTTTGGTCAATGGGTACAGAAACAATATACAGTCGGTTCTGTAGAAATGATGGCAGACGACTTGAGTGAGGAAGATGTCCAAGCAGAATACGATAAAGTGTGATAGGTGTGAAAAACCTATAGAAGAAAAAGATAAGGCTTACTGTTTTCACAATGAAGAAGGAGAGGTGTATATTTGTGCACCTTGTGTTGTAGAAGTTTATAATGAGTACAAGGAAGAAGTTTAATGCTTGATACTGTAATTCTAGTTAATCTAGTTAAAAACGAAAAGTATGTTAGGAAAGTATTGCCTTTTATAAAGGCTGAATATTTTTCTGACGCAGATCATAAGTATGCGTTTGAACAGATTAAAAATTATATAGAACAATATAATAATCCTCCTACAATAGAGGCAATGTCTGTTGCATTTGATAGAGCTACAGAAGAACAAAGAGGTTTACTAAAAACAGTATTTGAATATGAACAAGAACCTCAGGAATTACAATGGCTCGTAGATCAAACAGAAAAGTTCTGTAAAGATAAAGCAGTATTTAATGCAGTATTAGAAGGCATACAAATTATTGATGGTAAGAGTAAGGATAAGACTCCTGATGCTTTACCTGAGATGTTGACTGAGGCATTACAAGTAGGGTTTGATACTAATGTAGGACACGACTTTATAGAAGATGCTGATAAACGATATGATTTCTACAATAGACTAGAAGAAAAAGTTCCTTTTGACTTAGATTTGTTTAATAAAATTACAGAAGGTGGTTTATCTAACAAGACATTAAACATAGCATTAGCAGGCACAGGTGTAGGTAAATCCCTGTTTATGTGTCATATGGCGTCTGCTAACATTGCAGCAGGCAAGAGTGTACTCTATATTACATTAGAAATGGCAGAAGAGAGAATAGCAGAAAGAATAGATGCTAATCTTATGAATATTCCTATTATGGATTTGAAAGACTTATCTAAACCTATGTACCAGGATAGAATACAAACATTAAAAGACAAGTATGAAGGTAGATTAATTGTTAAAGAATATCCTACAGCATCTGCACATAGTGGACATTTTAAAGCATTATTAAATGAACTTAAACTAAAAAGAAACTTTCATCCAGATATTATTTTTATAGACTACTTAAACATATGCACAAGTTCTCGATTTAGGCCTGGTAGTAGTGCTAATTCATATACAATTATTAAGAGTATTGCAGAAGAACTTAGAGGACTAGCAGTAGAACAGGATGTTCCTATTTTTAGTGCTACACAAACAACAAGAGGTGGTTATAACAGCAGTGATGTAGATTTGACAGACACCTCAGAAAGTTTTGGTTTGCCTGCTACAGCAGACTTAATGTTTGCTATTATTAGTACAGAAGAACTAGAACAATTAGGGCAGTTTATGATTAAACAGTTAAAAAACAGATATGCTGATCCTACAAGAAATAAAAGATTTATGATAGGTGTTGATAGAGCTAAGATGAAATTATATGATTTAGAAGACTCAGCACAACAGGCTATAACAGATTCTAATATAGATGTACCAGTATTCGATAGAGGACAATCTGGAGATAAATATGACGACATTAAATTTTAATGATATTGAGTTCGAGGTATTAGATACCTTGGTGGCAAAAAGATTTGCTAAATTTTTAGATGAGAATATCCATGAGAGTAGAGAGTTTTACTTTATGGGAGAACAAAAGGAAGAAATAAAATCTGAGATAGATAAAATTGTTTACATGTTAGGCAAAGAACCTACAAATGATTTGAATGCCTTGCATGAATATTTTGCAGATAATGAGGATGATCCTGAGATGTCAAGGTTAAATAATCTTATTCATTATTATGAATTAGTAGACAAAGGGTATCCACCTAGATGGGGATATATGGCAGGAAATACTACAATGCAACTATTTTCTCCAGACTTTGATAGTTTTACATTGACTAGATTGCCTGGTTATTTGTATATAAATTATCCTCATGTAGGAAAGCATTTTGCAGAGATTGCTTTTTCTGAGGACTATGACATTAAAAAAGAACAGTATGTACCACAGGATATATGCAGACCTAGTTTCTTTTGCTGGTTAGGAGAAGAAGTATCTCCTAATAATGCAGTTTGGGAGAAAATTGAGGAAGCACATATAAGATTAAAAGATAAACTAGAATTACCTAATTTATTAGAAAGCAATATGCTACCTACTAAAATTAATCCAGAGATGAGATTAGGGTATATTCCGTTTGCCAGGCTCTCAGGTGATATAAATACTAATGAACTTACAAATCATTTATTGAAGTGTAAGCGAAAAAGTAAAAATCAATGGGAGTTATTTACAAATGGCAGATAGAAATTCAGATGTAAATTTAAGTTTAGAAGAATACGAAGCACTAAAAGCACAGATACCTGGAGACGAACCAGAAGCACCAGCAGCAAAACCTTGGTGGAGTGCACCTGACGATAGAGGTTGGATTTGGATTGCACCAGAGTATTTTAGTAGATGGAGATTATTTCCTCGTGCATTTATTAGCATGTATATCTACTTATTATATGAAGTAACAAACTGGTTCATGGCATTACCATCACCAGGAGCAGAACAAGCAGGGCTTGTTAGTGTGGTTGTAGGAGCAGGGGCTGCTTGGTTTGGATTGTATGTAAACAGTACAAGTACAGACCACAGTAAAAATTAATGCCCACAATCGAACTAAGCGCATACTATATAGAGTTTATAGGTTTCCTACTAACTCTTATAGTCGGGTTATCTATACGGGACGCAGCATCATCTTTTGTTAAAGGTGCTAAGTTCCGTTTTAACCCTGCCTTTAAAGAAGGCGACAAGGTAATATTAGATGGTAGTCCTGCCTTGATAGTAAAAATAGGATTATCAGAAACAGTATTTGGTGTATATGGAGACGATGGTTATACCTGGAGATATGTCCCTAACACCCGTATAGAATTTTTGAAGTTAGAGAAGATAGTTGATCCTGACTTACACAGAGACACAGATCAAGAGAGGGCACAAAAATTAGTTGACGCTATGCAAGATGCCAAGATTAAAACTAACGGAGAGGAGATTAGCAAACTAAAAAATGGAGAAAAGTGATGCCCGCAAAATTCAAACCCAGCGAGAAAGAATATATTAAGAATAAAGACGGAAGAAATACAAACAGGTGGAGATGGAAACATCACTACTGCAAAAACACCTCAACCGAGGAACTTATAAAAGCCATAAACACTGGCAAACCGAAGCATAAAAACAAATTTATCAATGAATTGACCCGTAGAGGGGTGAAATTAGTGTGGAAAACACCAAAAGAAATCGAAGAAAAAGCCTAAGTTACTGATATAACAGCGAAAAAGAGTTGAAAAAAAGGTTGACTTTTGGTTCCTCAGAGTGCATAATAGTACTATAAACTAAAAAAGTGAGGAAAAATATGTTAATAGTTGAAACAAAATCAAAAATCGAAGTTAATGAAGTATGTGAATTATCACAAGATTCTTATTACACTAGAAATCCTGAAGATTCAGCAGTTACTGGTGATATTGGACCTAACAGTCCAGAGTCGATTTTTGTTAAATCCATTGAAATTATCAAATATGAAGATAAAGCAGATGGAGATGTTTGGTACCACGCTAAAGTAGAACATGATGGTATTTGGGAAATCTACACAGATACAGCAGTAGGCCCATTTATTGATCTAAAACTACAAAATGCAGGTCACAACTTTAGCAGTGTAGATTTTTCAGAACAAGGTATGCAACAAAACGGTTTAGCAGACCTTGATTTAGTAGCTTAATTAGTTTAGGAGAACTTTATGAGAACTTGGGAAGAATTATCAGAAAAAGAACAGTTACTGACTTATATCAGTGATGTCCATAAGGACGCTAGGGGTTTTAGGCCTCGTGGTATGTACAATGATCTTTCAGTCCCAGAGCTTGAAAAAGTTCTTGACGATCTCTCTGAGGAGTCTCATCAAGAGGCTCTTCGTATGGAGAGAATGCAAACTGAGAACTGGAAGGAGCTTAAAGAGCACCTTGCAGGTCTTGTGGATATAGGCGCAAAAGATTTCAGGCAAGCCCTTGCTTGGGATATTCAAGCCGAGGATTGTAAACATGAAGGCTGGACAGATTATGGCTTTTATTGTTACAAAAAAGGTATTGCGTATCGTAAGGAAAGGGTGCTAACTAGATTAGCAGCTTGATGCTTTTGGTCCTATTAAAGGTTGACTCTTGGTTAACAAGAGTCTATAATATGGTTATATTTAAAAAAATGGAGAAACGCTGTTATGACTGATCAACTATTTAAATATGCAGGCTATTCTGTTACTGAAACAGGCCAAACAAAGGCTAGGTTCGGTAACGATATGGTATCTCGCATTAAGAAACTTACGGCCAAAGGCAACCAAGATACTTGGTTCGCTGAATTGCCGGAAGCTATGACCAAGAAGGATGCTTCTACTTTTCTTCTCGAAAGAGAGGACATCAAGACTAATTTTGATGTTAGAGACGCACTCCAGAAGGTCGTATATCGGAATGTACCTAAGGGAACGACTCGCATCGTGAACGAAGGTGCAAACTTAAACGGCAATGGTGCCGACAACAATATGGAGAGCTAATATGGCAACTCGTAAAGTGAGCCAAACTCAAAAGGTTTTAAACTTTTTGAATAAAGGCAATAGCTTAAGCAATGCAGTAGCAACGCACAAGCTAAAAGTAAATAGACTTCCTGCTAAGATTCATGTTCTTAGAGGACAGGGATATCCTATTTACACCAATACCAATTCTCAAGGTAATCCTACCTACAGAATGGGTACTCCTAGCAGAGCGATGATAGCAGCAGCTTTTAAAGCTGGCGTATCATTTAGCTAGGCTAAGTGTTATGGAGCACTATAAGTCGGGAACTAGCGCATGTGCTCCATATTTTTAGGTCATATAATAATTCAAACAGACCTAACAGAGAGGTTTGGTACACCGAGGTCGTCAGAGGCCAAAAGACCAACTATAAATAAAAGGAGAGAGGGAAGGACCTCGTTAAAAACCTGGAACATAAAACATATATCTGTCCTGGGTACGACAGATGAAATAAAAGACCCAACTAATTTAAAGGACAAGAGTCAATGGCAAATACACAAATAGGTAAAGAACTTATAGAAGCACTGGAACAACAATACAGAGGCAACATAGCCTCAGCAAAAGCCAATGTTAGGGTATATTTAGAAAACCCTGC